TAAATCTAAACTAACGTTAGAAGTTAGTGATTTTATGGAAAGCTGCTTCTCTGTAAACAGGGAAACCGACTGTCATGGTAGGTCGGATAGCTAATTGATTCTTAATAAAGAAATCGCTATGGGAGTCAGATACGGCTAATTCCATACCTTGTCTCATAACTAAGTTAGCTGCTTCACCACCACCGAATTTACCAACAAGAACTGTTCCTGCGGCAATTGCGGTTGTAGGAACGACTTTTAGTCCCCAGATTTGAGCTGAAGGACCTGCGCCCATACCACCAGCTGCTACGAAAAGTGGTGACTTTTCTGTGTAGCCAGCACTGGATGTACCTGCGAAGTCTGCACCTACAGAAGTCACAACATCATTCCAGTCATTAGGGTGCATTACAATAGCGTCTGGCTCTGTAAATGCGTTGACTCTGATGTCTGTGATTGCTCCATAAAGTGCACCAATTTTTCCTAAAGTTCCTGCGTAAGCGCTAAAGTCAGTAGAACCGACAGAAGCTTTACCAGCGTCTAAGATACCTTCTAGGTTTGGAGCAGTTCCATCACCATTAAGGAGTTGGTTGTCCAAACGAAGTCTTATCATTGTTTGTAGACGAGAGTTAATGTATCCTTGGATACCACTTTCGTCTGCAAGTAATTCGTCTGTTACAGGAATGAAGATACCCATTTTACGGATAGCTTCTGTTTGCTCTGTGAAAGCCAAAGCTGCTTCTCCAACAGCAGAACCTTCAGCAGCTTCAGCTGCATTATTTGTGAAGGTTGTTTCTTCCAAATAGCTGAATGCATTTTGGTCACTGTTGATTACATCAAATAATGATATAACAGCATTTGGGTCTCTAAGAGCTGTTTCCAAGATACCCGGGGTTCTTAAAACCTCTGGTGGATATCCTGTAGTTGTCAAAGTTGTTTTTGTCTCAATACGAGAATCTACACCTTTAACACCGCCCTCCATATAATTTTTATATGCGTCGGTTTGAACAAATTGCTCACCAACAGATTTAACTTCTGCTGATTCACCAGCTAGTGGCATTTCTGCAACTGGCTTTGAATCTTCTTTGAGAGCTTTTTCATTGGAAGCTTTTTTCTTCTCAATGGAAAGGTCTTCAACTAATTCAGCAAGTTCGTCATTTCTTGACTTAATTTCCTCTTTTTGTTCAGAGGTGTACTTGCCGTCTTCGTTGGCTTCAAAGACAGATTTTAATTCTGCTCTTTTAGCAGCAATTTGGTCCATGAGTTCGTTTGTGTTACTCATTTTTAGATTTCTCCAATCTATATTGCTTATACTTCTTCTATTTCTTCGGCTAAGGATTCAGCAATGATTTGTTGAGCCCTTATCCACTCAGCGTCAAATTCTTCGTCAGAGGAATCAGTGTTATCTTCTGGAGTTTCTTCTTCAGCAGCTTCATCTTCCGGTTCTTCAACAGCAGGTTCCTCTGCTGGTGCTTCTTCCTCAGTAACTTCTTCGACTTCAGTTTCAACATCAATAGTATCAGTTGAAGCCTCAGCTACCTCTTCTGTTTCAGCTTGTTCATCTTCCACAAGTTCTTCTTCTACTTCTAACTCCAAAGCACCCTCAGTTCCGACATTTCCGATGAACTCATCAATCTCGGTCCAAGCGTCGTTCAAGTCGTCTGCGACTGCACGAAGTGCTTCGGTGGCTTTTACGCCTAATTTCCTACCATCTTCACCACGGAGCATAGATATTGCCTTTGCTCGGGCTACTAAGTCATCTAATGCAGCAAGCACATCTATGACTTCTTCAGAGAAAGACTTGCTGTCTTCCTGTGAAACTTCTAAATCTTCTTCACTCTTCATTTCTTTTTTATCATCCTCCATTTTCATGCAAGGACCACCGTCGTGATACTTACAAGATTTCATTTCTTCTTCGTCATCTCCATAACTTTTTTGACTGCAACCACAATTTGCGCCACATCCAGATGATTCTTTTTCATCACCTTTAACATCAGTTATTTCTTTCAACAACTCTGTGTTTGATTTGATAGCTAATGTGTATGTGTCTTGATTTGCTCCAACAAGTACTGGAGAGACTTCGTAAACAGTAAGGTCTTTTAGATATCTAGCGTTTGTATCGTCTCCGCCTTTATCTTTTGCCTTACCAAAATCTGAATCGTTAACTTTATAGCCGAATGACCATTGTTGCATATCGCCCATATTCTTAACTAGGTTGTAAGCTTCTTTACCAGACTCGGTGTCCATAAAGAACTCACCTTTGAAAACTGCTTTATCGTCATCTTGTGCGATAGTTCCTTTACCAATTGGCATATCCCATTTGTGAGACCATACCATTGGAACTTGGTTATTTTTAAAACCAGATTTGACAGCTCCAGGCATAACAACATCCCCATCACTGTCAAGGGAATTGAATATACTGAAAACTGCTTCTACTTGACCAGAGTCATCTTTCAACTCTATGTCGATATTTTTAGATTCGTTATTCATACATCCTTCAATCTTAAATTGTACAATAGATTATTCAGATGTGCGTTTTAACTATTATATGATACGATTTCAGATTTTAGTTTTTTATTGTCTAAAGTCTGATATTATTCTTAGCTTTGAAATTGGCATAGTGACTTTTCTATCAGTCTTTTTATGTTCGCCATTTTCTAGTCTAGCCCATACTTGCATTATGGCTTCTTCGTCATTTACTGATGTAACAATACCATGAACAATTGAAGGTGGGTCTGGGTCTTTGTTGATTGACCAGCTTACAGCTTGACCTACTCTTACTGATTCTGCTTTGTTACCAGATTCTTTTGATGATAATGGATGTGAGCTAGGCAACAAGTCTTGGTCATAAGGTTTTCTTCTGAACTTACCTGTTCTCAACGCTCTTAAAAATCCATTAACTCTAGCCATTGCCCATTGCTCTGCTGAACTCACATTACCTCTTACTGAACCCGGATTGGTTCTGTAAGCACCTATTCCTCTGTTATATACCGCAATTAGCATACGAAGTGTTGCTCTATGATTAGGATTATTTTTATTATGGTCTTCTACTTTTCTAGTAAGACCTGCTCTAGCTTGGTCAGATATTGCTTTTAATAAATATTCCTCTGCATAATCAAGAGATTTTTTTCTTCTCTCTCTAATAACTTTTTTGTAGTCATTTACAACAGACTTCATTTGTGAAACTCCACCAGCTGTTACTCCGCCCCACTTCATAACTGCAATAATGCCGTTAAGTCTATTATTTTTCTTATGACGATTCATAAAGCGTTCTCTTCTCTTAACCCAGTTAAGTACTGACTCACTTCTATCTCCGCCTTTGTAGGCAGTCCATCTGTTGTAAGCGTCATTACCAGTAAATGAAGTAGGAGGATTACCACCGGTACCTGCTCTTCTCCAAATCTCTGGCCAGTTTTCTTTTAAATCTTTAACATAAGCGTGACTAGGAAATTGTTTATGTTGAGAGTTAGATAAACTTATTTTTTGATTATCTCCACTCTTTGGAAAGTTTGTTACTTTATCCGGTGCTTTTTCTTCCGGACTATGTAGTTTGTCACCTTTTTCGTACATAGTTTCAGCTTCTTCTAAAGAAACTTTAATTTCTTCTATGTTTCCCTTTTTAGTTTTATTAACAGCATTTAAGTAATCTTGATGTGTTGCACAAGCCATGTAGAACTTATCACCATCTACATCAATGTAGTGTGTTCCCTCACAACCAAGTTCTTTAGCTCTTTCTTGAGCTTCTTCAATTGTAGTGTAAGTGTCTTTCATTAAAGCTGCCGGTTCTTTATCTAAGTAACTAGGAGTTTTTTGAATTTCATCTTCTCTTTCTACCTCTGGCGGTAAATCAATAGTAGTTAACTTACTTTCGTCATTTTCGGGTGCAGGTTCTTCGTCATCATTGTTATTTGCCGGTGCAGGTTCATTAGTAGGTTGGTCATTAAGAAGTGGCGAACCATCTTCTGTAACTTGAATCATATTAAGAGGTCTTAAATAAACATCATGTCTATTATCAGCCTCTAAACCAACTACTTTTCTTGCTTCGCCAATTGTTACCCAACCTCCTTGAACAGCAGTATTCATGCGTTTATAGAGATTGTCTTTGTCATCAGCTAGTGCTCTAACATTACTGATATCAAACTCTGCGTATTGATTATCATTTCCGCCGAACTCTGGTCGTAACAATTGATGAGTCAGTTCTTGCGCAACCATGTTCCACATTGGGACCATTTTTGACTCTGTAAAGAACTCTCTAAGTTCTTTTGTATTTGAATAAGTCGCCGAATCCAATCCAGCTCCGAGGCCGGCAAGCACTGCTGGAACGCCAAGAACTGCTGACACTCTTTCTTCTGGGATTCTTCTTAATTCAGCTAACTTCATTTGGTCTGGAGAGAAAGATACTATTTCAACATTCATAGCACCGGATAAGACCATAGGCGCACCTCTGTTCTTACCACCAAACTTTTGCTTATACATATCTGCAATAGCTTCAGCTTCTTCTCTCGTTGGGCCACCCATAGCGTCATCTCTTGGTGAGAGAATTACTCCGGGTACCGCCATATTATGTAATAAAGCCGCAGTGTATTGTCCTGCTGCTTCGTCTCCTGCTATCTCTCTTAGAACGCCTCTAAGTGGAGCAAGACCACGCCTCATGTTACTAGGGTCAACATTCTGGCGTAAGTGAACCATATCTTTTTTATCTATGCGTACAGAATCTTCCCCCTGTACACCGCCTTGTGGTTGATACTGATAATGAGTTATAAGTTCGTTCTCATTTCCTTTTGCTTCAACCAAGTGAGGCATAAGAGGGACTAGCTCAACAACTACGCCTCTAGCATTTCTGTTTTTAAAGATAAAAGCGTCGCCGTTTGCATTTAAAGATGTAACAATATAGTTTGCTAACAACTGTTGTGTCATGTAAGGATTAGGTCTTCTAAATAGTTTTGCTAATTCGTGATTCATGTCTTGTGCATAATCACCTTCATTATTTCTAGTAGCAACTAAAAGTCCCGGTTCTGCAAATGCAGTAGCCAATACATTAAGACATGCGATAACAGCAGAGTTACCAGTTCCGTCACCTAGTTCTGCTAGTTTTTTGTGGTCGAAATAACCAGATTGGGTGTTGTAACCCATAACTGCTTGATTAAGATATGAATACTCTGATTGGTTTACAATTAAACCTTTTTGTTGTGATTCTCTTCTTATTCTTGCGTCAGTTGGTGCATTCAACCAATCTAACGCTTTTGAAAATCTTGACTTCTCTTCAGCCATTAATACGCGCTCCAGCTTCTTTGTTCTTGCAACATTTGTACGCCATAGGCTAGGGTGTCGATAATATCATCATGAGCTCCAGCAGGAAAGGTCATAATTTCTCTCTCCACCTCTGGTAGCCAATGTGTATCTCGTAATAAATATACATCACCCGCTTCCATGCGAGCAGATAAAGGAAGTGCGCGCGTAACTTTGTCTTTATCCGTCTTTAGATTCTTGACACGAATACCAGCTCGTTGCGCCATCTGGATTATCGTAGTCTGAAAACCTTGGCGTTCTATACCTACATATTTTAGCTTATTTTTATCCATTGCGCGTTTTATCGCTGGAATAATGTCTGGACCTTCTAATTTTGCTCTAGTCATATCAATAACAAGTAATCTATTGTCTGGAGTTCTTGCAAATGATGTGATTACAGTAAAGTCAGAATCTTTATTTGTTGTAGTAGCTAAGTCAACAATTCCAAACTTTTCTAAGTTAGCTAGATAATATTCTGAGCCCTCAACTAAACACTTTATATTTCCTGCTTGGTCTGGAACCATGGCAAAGTAATGTATCCATTCTGGTTTTAACATACCTTGACCTGCGTCAACAAACTCTGCTAAATACTCTTGCGCAAAAACAATAGAACCAACTTCTTTTCTAGCTGCTTCAACTTCTTCTGGGTCAATCATAGGATTGTCAGTAGTAGAAAATCTAAATCTCTCCCAGTTATCTGCTTCTTCTGCTTGTTCCCATAAATCGTAAAACCAGTTATCTCTGCCAATAGGAGTTGATATAAATAATGCAGAACCTTTTCTTTCAGTAAGTGTAGGTCTTAATACTTCTTGCCAAACTTCTCCTTTACAGAACGCAGCCTCGTCCATAACAAGAAAGTCCAAACCTTCACCACGAAGTCTTTGAGGATTATCAGCAGACCTTACACCAATAGAACCCCCGTTAGCTAAATCAATCTGCATATTAGCCAAAGATACTTTAGGTTCTATTTCTCTAGGAAACGATTTTGCACTTGCGGCGATATCACGCCAACCAACTCTAGCAATTGAAAATGTAGGTGCTACCCACCAAGCTCTACCTCCGCGTAAAGCTACTTCCATACATAATTGAACACCAAGTCTTGTTTTTCCGAATCGTCTACCTGCACATAATATTTTCCAACGCGCTTCTGAATTTGCTACTTCAAGTTGTCCTTTGTGCAAAGCAGGAAGTTTAGGAACATACTTATTTGTCATACAATTCCTTATACATCACAATTGGAGTATAAGGACCAACATAAGCAGATATAATATTTTTTTCTATGTGTGCAATACCGTCGTCAACTGCCTCATCTTCTGTGCAGTCTTCGTCTTCTAAAATACCGTCTACGACAATATCCAGCATTGTGTAATAATCATAGATAGCAATACCTTTGGTTGTATAACCTAGATATGCTTCTTCAAAATCATCAATGTCTATTGCTTCTGGATTGAACTCTTTAAGTTCGTCATATACTTCACTCATTTCACTCTCCATTGTAGTATAAGA